GCCTTCGAAAGTTCAAAAATCTGGGACTTTTGGAGGTCAAAACTATGGGTCTTCCGTCCAAAAGATACTTCCGTTTGAACTTAGATAAAATAGCTGAAATTTTCTGCTCACAAGAGGTTGTGGCTAGTTTGCGTAAAACACACAAACTGTCCAAAATGAATGTAGAGGCATCGGAATCAGAAAAAGTCGAAAAAATCGAGTCCCCACCCAGTTTGAAACCAGGATGTGTGAAACCCACAAACTTGAATGTGGGAAACACACATTCACTACCTTATAATAATATATATAGAGATATATATAATAACACACCCCCTAACCCCCAAAATGGGGGCTCTTGTGTGTGTGACGAACCTTCTCCTTTAACTCCCCCTGAAAAACCAAAAGTTATTCCCAAGAAACAGGTCTGTCCCAAGGCTCAATTCGGCGATTATGTGAAACTTTCCTTGGAAGAGTACGGCTCTCTTCGAGATAAATACGGCCAAGGACACATCGACCAAGTCATTGAGGAGATGAATGACTACTGTGCTGCCTCTAGGCCAAAGGGTTATAGCTGCTATGCAGCGGCTATTCGTCAGTGGATTAGGAGGAGAAAAGAGAAAGAAGTTATGCAAGCTAATCGTCCACGATCTGCTGACGAACGTTATCGAGAGGCACAAAGGAAAGCTTACGATCGTTGGAAAGAAACGAATGGTAATCCAGATGACGATCCTAACATCCTGAGCTTTGAATAGAATCAATCACAATGCCATTGTTTTGACCTACAACGAACGATCTTTATTAAGGTAGTATGGACATAGCCCTAGCACAAGAAAAATCAACACAAGACCAGGAAAGGGCCTTTTCAAAAAAAGCAGATCCGACCACTCCTGCCTTCCAATCTTGGATTAATCAAGTTCCCATGATTTACCGAGATTTTGATTTTTATAACTTGGACCAACTTCCCGAAAAACTTGTAAACTTTGGAATTCAAATTTCACTCAATCCGATCTCAGTTTTCCTTCATGGGGAATACGGAAGTGGGAAGACTACTTTTGCCTATAGCCTTGTAAAGGAAATACTTAGAAATCATTTTCATATTTTTGCCAAGTTCACTACTTCCAGGAGGTTGGATTCTGAACTACATGGGGCATATCAAAACGGTCGTTCTTTCGAAGATTATGCTCTACAAACCTACTCAGAAGTAGACGTCTTATTTATAGACGATTTAGACAAGGTCCCTATTTCATCTCGTTTTACCTCTAATTTATTCGAAATAATAAATTGTAGGATGGAAAACAAAAAAATTACTCTAATAACCAGTAACTTGGCTTTAGAAGAAATGGGAGACATTGTCAATGGTTCTATCGTATCTCGTATGAAAGATACAAGATTTTGGAAAATAGTTAAGTTTCCAAAGAAAGATTTGAGAAGGGAAAGCTCATCTAACTGGAGTCTGAAATCTGAACAAACAAAATAAAAAGGAGTTATGTATGGGAGCATGTGAACAATTTATTTCTCATCTTGAACTGACATTACCTGAGCTTCTATCAACTGGAGATTTAGTCCGGTTAGGAATCTTCAAAACCCATCAGGCTGCTTATGCTGCAAGACACATGGGAACCGGTCCTGAGTTCTTCAAGGTAGGACAGAAACTGCTATATCCTAAGATTGGAGTCATAGAATTTATGAAACTTTGTCAAGTTCATAACCATAAAGAAAAAGTATGATTGTCATACCAGGAATACCTGTAGCAAGGGCCAGAGCACGTGCTTTTTCTATTGGAAATAAAGTTAGACATTATGATTCACAGAAGAAAGAGTTCGAGAGAATTGTGGAGCACATGAAATTTTTAATAGTAAATGAAGACTTTGAGAAGATTTTGAATAGCCACTCATATGAGTTAGAGATTGTCTTCTATATGCCTATACCAACATGCACTCCTAAGAAGATGATGTATCAGATGTCGTTTGAATCAGTACCTCATGTTAAGAAACCAGACCTGGACAATCTGGTGAAAATGTATCTAGATTGTGCAAATGGTATCTTAATACATGATGATAGGAAAATTTACTCAATCAAAGCAAAGAAAGTTTATAGCACTTTTCCAAGAACAGAAATGACGATTCACGTTACTTCTTAAAGGAATTAGATGAAAAATATATCACACGACGAAATGAAAAATCTCCCGGCCATAATTTCAACCAAACAATTGATAAATATTGGGATGTATAAGAACCACTATGAAGCTCATGCTGATAGAGAAAGTGGTACTGGACCTAAATTCTTCACCAGAGGTTCTAGGATATTCTATAGAAAAAAAGATGTTATGTTTTTTCTAGGATTCGATCAGGACCCAGAATCGAAAAAAAATAATCTATATGATCCAGATCCAGAAAACATAAAGGTGATGATGTTCATTATGGGAACTGCTCTATTCATTTCTTCTATCATATTTATGATGGTTCTTGTTTCTTGTACCCTAAGTTTTCAAATAATAGATACTCACGGTACAGCTACTGATGTAGTGGATGACATACTCTCTCCTAAGAATGATGTTTCACCTACTATAGATCTTCCGGTAACTCCATGAAAAAATATAAAGTTTATTTTCATTTTCTGAACAAGTCAGTGATCGATATCGACATGATTTTCGATTCAAATATAGAGAATATATTTCAATCTCATGAAGATCCAATCGTAAGTTTGCATGATTGGATAGAGGATTTTACCACCTATAACGAAGGACATGGATTGATGTATATAGACCGAGGACCAGAACTTCCAGAGATGATCGTAAATCGTAATCATCTTCTTGCAGTTATACCAATAGAGATAGAGGAACCTCAGGAGTAGACCTATGCCTTTGAAGAAAGGAAGTACTAAAAAAGTGATAAGTGAAAATATATCGGAAATGGTTCATTCAGGTTATCCACAGAGACAGGCGATAGCAGCAGCCCTCAGCACTGCCAGGAAAAAGGGTTCAAAAAAGAAAAAACTGTCAAAATCCTAGGAAGAAATATGGGAAAAATTTGTTTTAAAGAATCATTTTCTTTGCATAGGATCTCCGATTGCATAGGAGAATACATTTTCAAGTCTATATGGAAAGGAAGATATATAGATATTTTGAAAGATTTCTCTATGAAAGTATGCAATGATGTCTACTCACGACTAAGATGTAACGAAATAATCAAGATTTTCCTACACATATTCCATAACATTGGAAGAGATAGAGGAGAGATGCATGGACAAGAAGATAAAGAAGATAGAGAAGGGAGTATCTTCACAACAGAAGGCCCTCAAGGATCTGGAGAAAGCAGACAAAAAGAGGGATAAAGTGTGTGACTATGGTAAGAAGATGCTAAAAAAAAAGAAAATGAAATAGCTATTTGTAAAAGTTGCTCACATGAATTTGAAAGAAGGCAGACCAATATGATCTGTTGTTCTGCCTTCTGCAAAGAAATAATGAAAAATCGTGAAGCCAATGAAAAATGGATTAACCAGAACTCTAAAGAAATATCCGAAAAAAGACATGAAAGTAATCTGAATAGAACTTTCTGTTTTGGATCTATAGGAAAAGGGAAAAAGAAGTGAAAATAGCCATTGTGGGTACCCACGGAGCAGGGAAAACAACCCTGAGTTATCTTCTAGCTTCCGAATACAAGAGAAAGGGAAAGAATGTAAAAATCATTCAGGAAGTAGCTAGGAACTGTCCATTCAAAATCAATGAAGGTATGACAGCTGAGACAAGCATATGGATATATTTAGAACATCAAAGAAAAGAATTAGAGGCTGAAAGCAAGTTTGAGATAGTCATTTGCGATCGCTCAGTCTATGACTCATTCATTTATGGAGAGGTTAAGAAGGTATTGCTAAGTTGTTCCGAGGAATTGAAGGGATTTTATTTAAAGTTAGAATCAGCTGCGCTATATTCCCTGTATAGTTACGACAGAATAATTCTAATAGATCCTGATATCCCAATGGAAGTAGATAATACTAGATCAGACGATCCAATTTTTCAATATGAAGTAAAGAACTGTTTTCATAATAAATTGAAGGATTTCGGTAACTTAATCAAAATATCTTCTTCCGTTATTTTTAACAAAGAGTATGTATGGAACTGCTGTCATTAGTGACTGTTTTAGCCCTGCTAGGAGCTTATTTAGTGTCTAGTGGTAAGTGGATAGGATTTGCTATCTGGCTCTTTACCAATACTGTATTTGCTATGCATAACTACACCATAGGTGAATGGCAACAAGGTTTTTTATTTACCGCATATTTCGTTTTGGCATTGAATGGGCTAAGGAATTTCTGGAGGAAAGTATGAATGCAGATCAAACCGTGCAAGCTTTAAAGAATTTTATTCATGATATAAAAAGAGTTTCTGATTTAAGATATGAATGTTCTCGAATGGAAATGGAGGCTATAAAGGAACTTCTGACGAATATGAGGCTGGATCATCCTGAACTACTTAAAGAAATATTGTCATACAGTCCTTTGATGGATCATGGAAACAGATAAAAAATATCCTACAGAAGAACAGCTTATTGAGGCTTTACAAGAATGCTACGGTATCATTTCTTCTGCATGCAAGTATCTTAAAGAAAAATACGGTATGAGAGTTCATCGGGATTGGATAAAGAGCCGAATTGTGCTGTGGGGAATGGAAGAGCAGTTGGTATTTTGGAGAACAGATGGAGTAGAAGATGCCTTCCATAGGATGTTCTCAAATGCTATTAAAGATGGAAATTCCACTGCTATAGCCTGGATATTGCAGAGATATGGTCATTACGTGGAATTTTTACAACCTCAAGAAGATAAACCCTTAGATTATGATGATGGCGCAATCGTAAGATATATGGAACACCTAAATGAAAGTGCTAAGGCCTTTAAGTGCAAAACAGAAAAGTAGCATTTTAGATTCAAATGCCAAAATAAATATATGGGAAGGTGCTGTAAGGTCTGGTAAGACTATAAGTTGTATCCTAAGATGGATAGATTTTTGTAAGAATGGTCCTGATGGAGATTTCATGGTGTGTGGATACACTGTGGAGTCTGTGGAAAGGAACATTATAAAAGTTCTTGAAGATCTTTGTGGAAGTTCTTTTCGGTACTCTCATTACAATCGTAAGGCTTACCTTTTCAACCGTCTCATGTACATAGTAGGGGCTGATGATTCCAGTGCTGAGAGGAGGATCCAAGGCTCTACTTTAGCAGGAGCACTAGTAGATGAAATAGTCAACCTTCCTAAAGGTTTCTATGACATGTTGTACTCTCGTCTGAGCGTTTCTGGATCTAAACTATTTGCTACTTGCAATCCTTCTAGTCCTTTCCATTGGTTAAAAACTGAGACAATAGACACCATGCAGTACCCATGGCTTAGGGTATTCCATTTTGATCTTGATGATAACCCTGATCTAGATGAGGACTATAAGGAAGGGCTAAGAAAGAAATATACTGGATTATGGTACCAGAGATATGTAGAAGGAAAATGGGTCTTAGCAGAGGGTACAGTCTTTGATTTTTTCGATAGGGAAAGACATGTAATATCTTATCCTCCTGGAGTAGCTGACTATTATATAGTGGGAGTAGATTATGGAACCACTAATCCGACCGCATTCTCCTTGATAGGATATTCAAAAAGGACCTATCCGAACATATGGCTTGAGAAAGAATATTATTGGGATAGTAGGAAGGAATTCCGTCAGAAGACAGATACTGACTATGCAGAAGATCTTCAGAAATTTTGTCAGGGATACAATGTCAAACAGCTTTACATGGACCCTTCTGCTGTATCTTTTCGAGTAGAGTTACAACGTTCAGGATTCTCAGGAATGATAGAGGCCAACAATGATGTTTTAGACGGCATTCGTTTCCATAGTAAGATGCTTGGTAATGGAACTTTCAAGATTTGCCATAATTGTTCAAGTACTATCCAAGAATATGGTACCTACAGATGGGATTCCAAGGCTTCTCTTAGAGGAGAAGATAGGCCTCTGAAAGATAATGATCATATGATGGATTCTATAAGATATGCTCTTTATACCCATTTCAAAGATGGAGGGGGTCAGAGACTTAGTGCTGAGGACTTAGACAGATTGAGAGCAGAAGCCTATGGATACAGTCAACATGGGAAATTTTTTGATGAGAACTTATGGTAATGTCAAGCCGCTTTACATGCGAAAAATTGTGACCACAAATCAGGAGACTATATGCCAGAAAAATGGATACAGAAGTTTATATGATTTATAATTATTATAAAAAGTTTTTATGGCAAAAAAAGGTACTGGAAAAAAAGAAAATAAATGCAAAATTTGTGGCAATAAATTCTTAGCTAGATGTGATAGACCAGGCATATTTTGTAGTATTCAATGTCAGAGGAAAGGAAGATCAAAAAGGATAAAAAATTTTATAGAATTTAAATGTAAAGAATGTCAAACGGATGTCTGTAGGAGATTGGGAGCAGGTGGAACTTTTACATATTGTTCCATAAAATGTATGTCGATATCCCGAGGACGAGGAATGTCTTCTTCATTTCACCCAAAATGGAGAGGTGGTATATCCCAAAGATCCTATTTGAGTAGGAAATTGATTCAATTAAAGAAAAATCAGATAGGAAAATGTGAAATGTGTGGATCCACACATCATTTACAGGGACATCATCCTTCTGGGTATTCAGAAGACCCTCTTTTTATTCAAATACTATGTTATGAATGTCATGCGAAACAGCATACTGGACTAGAAAAATTTATAAGGAGGGATTATGGAAAAGAAAAGTAATTGGATAAATGGAGCTATCAAACACCCGGGTGCTTTACATAAAGAACTAGGTGTACCTGAGGGTAAAAAAATACCCATGAAAAAGATAAAGGAAGCTGAGAAAAAAGGTGGGATAGTCGCCAAAAGAGCACATTTAGCTGAGACTCTGAAGAAAATGAATAAGAAGAAGTGAGTGAAAGAATAGCGGGGGAGTCTCCCCGCTAAGAGAATTGAATGGAATCCATCACATCTAAGATGATCATTTAGAACATCCATGAATTGCATCAATTTGGCTAGGAATTGCCTAAAGCGATCCTACCATCTTCGTATTTTGTTGTAATCAATTTTTTCTTTCAATATCTTCAAGTTATCTTAGAGAGAAGGTATGTCACTTTTTCCTCAAATAGACTCCGGATATTATAATGATGGGGATCGCCCTATACATGAGATGATGGAGTATTACTATGCAATGGCCATTCAAATTAACCAATCCTTCTGGTCAGAAGCGGATATTGATTCACGTTTCAAGGCCGGAGACCAAACGTTATGGAATGACATTTATGGAAATCTTCCTGCTTTTCGTCGTCGTCAATTCAATTTTAATCGCATTAGACGTGTTGTTAACCTAATCACAGGTTATCAAAGACAACACCGTCTCCAGACTGTAGTCACGCCAATAGAAAATAGTGATGAGAGGACCTCGGAACAATTTAGCAAATTGATGATATGGGCTAATCAGAAATGTAATGCTCTAGAAATACTCTCCGAGGCATTTGAAGGAGCAGTAACTACTGGAATGAATCTTATTTCCGTTTGGCAGGACTTTAGAGAAGATCCTATAAATGGTGACATAAAAGTTGATAATGTAAGCTATAATGAATATTTAATAGACCCTTTCTTTAAAAAACATGACATGTCAGATTGTCGTTTCGTTTGGACAAGGAAGTGGTTATCTAAGACTGAAATAGCTTCTCTTCTTCCTGATCATAAGGAAGAAGTCAGGTCCATGTATGCTAGAGGATGGAGAGATGGTAAATTCCAATTCCAACCTGAATCGTATAATTATGCCATGCAGGATCTCCTTACATACGATGAATTCTATTATCAGGATTATAGAAATCGTAAGATGTTGGTGGATACAGAGACTGGGGAGACTATGGAATGGAAGGGTCAAGATGATAGACTTTCCAGGTACCTCTCTTCTTTCAGTCAGATAAAGGTAATAGATCAGATAGTTCCCACTATCAAGTTAGCTATCTTGGTGAATGGTAGGGTTTTTTACCATGATATTAATCCTCTGGGTATCGATAGATATCCTTTTGTTCCTGTCTTAGGGTATTACGAGCCTCAGATCCCTTATTTTCCATGGCGTGTTCAAGGAGTAGTGAGAGGATTGAGAGATGCCCAATACTTGTATAATAGAAGAAAGATTATAGAGTTGGACATCCTAGAGAGTCAGATAAATTCTGGGATAAAGTATAAAGAAGACTCTCTGGTAAATCCAAAAGACGCTTTCTTAAGTGGTCAGGGAAGGTCTTTAGCTCTAAAAAAAGAAGCTATGATGGATGATGTACAAGTGATACAACCTCCTCAGATACCTCCTAGCATGATCCAGTTATCTCAAATTCTTGGTCAAGAAATTATGGAGATCAGTGGGGTTAATGAAGAACTTCTAGGATCTGCCACAGATGATAAGTCTGGAATCCTTTCCATGCTAAGACAAGGAGCTGGATTGACTACGCTACAGATTCTTTTTGATCAGTTGAATCAATCTCAAAAATTCTTAGGACAGATCTTCATAGATATTATGCAAGCTAATTTTTCACCTGGTAAGGTAAAAAGGATCATTCAACAAGAACCCACTCCTCAGTTTTATAATAGGGCTTTTCAAAAATATGATTGTGTTGTAGAAGAAGCAACTCTAACCTCTACTCAGAGACAACTCGCATTTAGTCAGGCATTTATGCTTAGACAGGCCGGTATTCCCATCCCAGATAAATATCTTATTCAGCATCTAACTCTCCAAGATAAGGAAGAGCTTATAAGAGATATGGAAGAGGAGAAAAAGGCTACACAACAGGTTCAACAGCAACAACAACAGATCATTAATCAAGAGATGATGATGAGAGCGGAACAATCCAAAGCTTCTGCTCTTGAAAAACAAGGACTTGCAGCAGAAAGATTCAGTAGAGTAAGTGAAAATGAGAGTCTATCTGTTCAAAGGAAAGCCCAAGCCGTATATGACGAGGTTAAGGCAGTAAAAGAACTTCAAAGTATGGATATTTCTCAACTGGAGAAAATGATAGGAATTCTCAATGCATTGAAGCAGACTCAACAGGTTGAGGAATCTGAAATAGAACAGAAAAAACTAAATCCTATGGAACAACCGGTTGGAGTTCTATAAGATTTATAATACCAATGTGAGGGTATTTATGGAAAAGAGAAAAGCCCGCAGTATGTCACGACATATGAAGGAGCCAGGACCCAAGGGTACTTCTGAGCATGAAGGAAAAGTCTGGGGACAAGGTGAATTTGCCAATATGCCTAAGGACGTAATGATGCATCCTTATCCTGTAATCTATCCGAAAGACGAGGGAATCGATGATACCATTTCCCGTTTGGATGAAGATTCTAATGATGCACGTTTTAGGAAAAAGAAAGACATGGATAAAGGCATGTATTAATGTGTTGCCACTGTGATCTCGAATATATGAGGGATAAGGGAGATGAGGATCTTCATAATGGAGATTATGTAGTCCTACGTAGACTTAAGACCCCTTTCGGGATCACAGAACATATTATTACATTTTCAGATATCACTATAATGAGACAAATTCCTTATGCCTATAATGCCACGTCCTGAAGGGATGGCCCTAAAAATAGCTAAGAAAGTACTTAAGAATCGTGACTTGAAAGGAGACTCCTTCAAGAATATCAAAGTCGATAAGCACTTCATAAAAGAAAATCAACTCAACATCAGAAGATAGACTTTATATGATGACCACCAACGAAACAAAAGTAGAGAAGGAGACTTTAGGTAGTGCTTCGGTAAAACTTTTGTCCCAAGGGGATAAGAAGCAGCCTGTGATAGAAACTCAACGAGAAATGCAAAAAAACTACATGGAAAATCTGGTCACATGTGCTAAAGAAGGGGAAAAAAGACTGGGATGTGAAAAACCATTCTACTTATGTGTTCAAACTCGTAAGGAAAGACTGTTGACTAATGTTATACGTAGCCAATTCTATGTTCGTCAAACGAGACCCCTCCCTCAATATGATCTTGCTCTATATTGGTATGATCCTAAAGATGAGAGGATAGAGTTTATCTGGTGTATCCCAAATAGAGATACGGTTGAAGATATGATTTACAAGGGAAATACCAATGGACTAGAAAAAGATCAGGTTCAACTATATAATTTTTGCGTAGGTTTCAAAAATGGAACCCTCATATAACTCCTATGTGTACGTATCCTATTTTAGGTATCCCTCTGGAGATAAGTTCCACGTATATGCTTGGAATGATGATAGGGGATCCATAACTTCAATGTTAATATCTACTGATGAATGTAGAGAAGAGTATCCAACAATGAGAACAGATCAAGCAGTGAGAGAGATAGCAGTCAAGAGATTTAAGAATGGTCGATTAAATTATCCTGGTCACAGTCTAAGGTAGATCGTCTATATTTTGGGTCTTTATGTAGTCCATTAGATCTTCTTTCAACACCAATATTCTCCTATCAGTAGTGTAGAAACCTTTTAACTTACCGAATTTTATTTCCCTATGTACAGAAGACTTCCCACCGAACAATCCCATTTTGACTAGATCTTTGACTGTGTAAAATTCTTTATAAAATTTTTTCATCAGTTTGTGGTAAAGGCTATCATGATTCATGAAATGGTCCCTCATATCACTCTATTTAAATATGACTCATGGAAAAATTTCCATATCCTGACTTCATGAGAAATCTATGTGATTTATAAAACAAATTACCATTTCTAGGTAGGAATATTAGAGACTTATCATAGTCTGATAATATCCCTTATGTTCAAAGCACATGATTTTCATGTCAAGAAACAAGAAAATAAAAGTCAATGTTAAGATATTTATATCATTCATTACATACATGCTAACAGGATGATCCTGGTGCATATTATTGCGCACTGGAAGTAAAAAAATATCTTGAACATGCTGATAACCATTTCATCGTGAAAATCTGAATTGAAACATAGACGATAGCATAAGCAGATACTGAAAATACTGATGATATCTACAGGTGTTATATTCTTTATCAAAGGTTCCATGAGTATTTATATAGGCATCGTAAGAATTTCCTACGACACCTTGTATTTAAAATTTTATGAATATATAAATAATTCTATTTTTTTATACATGCCACAGCCTGGCAATGAAAATCCCACATTTCCATGTAGTGTTCCAACTCTGCAAATTTTGATGTTAAATAATCATACTCAAATAGTTTAACTATCACCTGACCTGCTAGGCATATACCTAATCCCTGTATAATGCCTCCTCCAACATATCCATTAGATAGAATGGTTAGAAGAGTTTCCATCAAATGTCTAGTGCTTTCTGTACATTTCATGTACCTTGGTTTGTTAATAATAGAATTAATATCATTGATTATTTCAGTAGCATGTTGCTCACAATACTCCATTTTTTCTTTATGATATCTTATCATATTTTTTTCATTTCTAACTACCTTTGCTAGAGAAAAATCTTCAATTGAATGAATAAAGTTTATGTCATATATGGTTAAATCTAGTTTATCATAAACTAAAAATTTTCCTGAGTTAATCCGTGCAAAATCATCATGTTGATCACAAAATAATTCTGTAGATAGAGATAGAGCAAAAAATAAGATCCCGAAATAAAAATTACCCACAGATTTGATTCCTTTTTTGTGACAAAATTTTCTTAGAAATATACAGAAAAAAGCCATTGCAATATTTATAAATACCTTAAATATCATATATCCTCCATATATGAGTGATCAAATTCAAAAATAACACCCAAATACAGAAAATAAGTATTGATTTAAATATTATCTTAATCCATGAAAGTTCAGGATTGTCACACCCATTCCATACGATTACTAATAATATCATCCTGATAGAATCAATCGATAGGTTATATTCCATGCATTTTCAATGCCTCGATCTTCATTTCTAGATCTTCTATCTCTTCATACATCTGTATAGCTATTAGAAGATTTGCTTGTACCTGATCCAAATCTTCACGTGCTTGATTTGGTGTATTATCCAACTTGTAATTTATATATTTCCGGATCAAATAAGCAAAATTGATATCATCCTGTGTACCACCGAAATCCCATATACGTATGAAGTATCTTTCAAAACATCTTCCCTCTGTCTGACCACATTCATTTTTTTCTGGGAATGATCTACTCATATTTTCAACTACTGAGTGCATGATAGGTCGTGCTTTTTCTCTCTTCTCAGAAACTTGTTTCAATAGAATTGGAATATGTTTTTTGGTATATCCTTCCAATTCTGCTATTTGAGCTATATGGTATAACTTAAAGGTTCTAACATCTTTTCCATATGCTATGAGACATCTCTTGGATTTCTCAAGTAGTTTACAGATCCCTCCATCTCTATAGTTGCAGATGGTAACTTCAACTTCATCGGTACAGGAAGACCTGCAGAATTGTAATACTTTGATCATGTTAGGATTGGCAAAACCAAAATCAAATGCTTTTTGTACAACCCAGAAACAATCATCTAGATACTGATATATCATTTCGAAATCAGAAAATGATTCTTCTCTTGTAATCCATGATTTATACATGATAAGAGCTTCATCAAAATGTAGACGAGATTCTTCTCTCTTCTGTGCGTACGATATTATTTCCCCATGACTAAATATTTTTTTTTCTAATTTGTTCATATCGATAGGCTCTTGTTCGGAACAAAATCCCTGTTGTAATACCAAAACACATCCAAGACCTACTGTAAACATCATTTTTTTCATTAGATCCTCCCTTGTTAACGCCGTGTTATGTTTCAGCGTTCTGTTCTAAATACTGTATAGATGAGTAAATATTTTCAAGTTTCATCTCTAAACCTAGTAAAATCAGTCACTTATGAAAATTTATCGTTGATATAAAAATAATATTTTCATACATTCAAAATAGGCGAAAACTAGGGTCGCCTCCTAGGAGAAACACAGATGGATGAACAAAATTCTAGCGTATTACAGGAAGTCGCTACCCCTGAGCAAGTAAATCAATCTGTATCAGAGGTTGGTGAATCTCCAATTCAAAAGGGCTCGAATGATCCCCAAGAAAAAAATTGGAGAGAAATTCGTCAGACCTTGAAAGAACTACGACATGAGAATCAATTATTACGCCAGCAAATCCAAGCTCCTAGGGAATCTATTCCTCAAGAACCTGAGGGTGAAGATGAGCCCTATGTTACTCCTCAAAGATTTAAGAGACAAATCGAGGATCTAGAGAAGAGACTTAAGGTCAAGGAAGCAGAATCTAGTGAGGATAGGGTAAGGGCCAAATATTCTGATTATGATGAAGTGGTTACAGAAGAAAATATTGAATATCTGAAACAAAACGATCCCGAACTTGCTCAATCTATAAGAGCTCTTTCCGAAGATCCATACAAGCAAGCCCTAGCTGCGTATAAATTACTCAAGAAGACGGACTACCACATGGGTAAACAGACTCGTAAAGACCAGGAACAGATGGATATGAATTCCAAGAAACCTGTTTCTGTTCAGGCAGTTCGCAAGCAAGGAGTTCTTTCAGAAGCAAATAGGTTTGCCAATGGATTAACACCAGAACTCAAAAAAGCTCTCCTAAAAGAGATGCAAGACGCAAGGAAGGGAGCGTAAAACCATGAGGAATTATGGGAATTACGACTTCAAGTGTGCTTCCAGCACCTGTACAGCAGTCATTCTCATATAAGTTGTTGTCCGTACCAGTTCCTTACATGATCCATAAGATCCCAGCAGATCTTAAGGCTATGCCTAGGAATGGTGGTACAACACTTCGTATGAGACGTTATAATCCATTGAATACGGCTACAGTTCCACTGGGGAATTCAGGAATTACTCCACCCCCTCAACAACTTACAGCTGTAGATATTGATGCCAAGATGGACTTCTATGGTACCTATATCTATCTAAATGAGCAGGTAACTCTTCAGAACCAAGATCCTGTTCTTAATGAAGCATCTCAGCGTCTTGGTGTCTCTTTAAGACAGACTGAAGACGAACTTACACGTAATATGCTCGCTTCCACAGCCAGCTTCATTAACTGTACTGGTGGTGTTAACGGGGACAACCCCACAGAAATGACGCGTTTCGATGTTGACACTGTGATTCAAACACTGGCAGGAAATAATGCCTATACTATCTCAGATAACATTATAGGGGATGATAAATTCGGTACAGCACCTGTAAGGGATGCTTACTTCGCACTTGGAAGTACCAGTCTTATCAGAACTATAGAAAATGTTACTGGTTTCATAGCGAAGGCTCAATATCCTTATCAAGAGACTGTTCTACGTCCAGAATGGGGGTCTGTATCTAACCTTAGATTCCTTCTCTCAAGTATTGGTAGCGTCACTCCAAATGCTTCTGCACTGGGAAATGACATATACAATGTATTCTGTGTTGGGATGGAAGCTTATGCTTGTATAGAACAGGATGGATATTCTGCTCAATTTCTATACCGTCCACCTATTTATGACGGTCCTTTAGCTTTGAATGCTAGCGTGGGATACAAATTTGCTGAAGTTCCAAGGATCACAAATGATGCTTGGGTAATAAACCTCAGAACTACCACGATATAAGGGGGATATATGGCCGTATTAGACAACATCATTACTGGTTCATTTACCTCCAATGGAAGTTCAAGAATATTGGATATCCAATGTGATTTAGATTACATGGAGGTCTTAAATTACACTCAAATGGCTACTCAACAGGCGACTGGAAGAGGGGTAAAATTCGAGTGGTATCGTGGATTTACTCCCGATTATGCTATAGAATATAAGAAGACTAATAGTACAGATGCCTTGAATGGAGTGTTAGTCACTTCAGGTGGATTCACATTAGTCAATACAAGCAATATTGTACTCGGAGCGCCTATTTCTAGCTCTGGGATCACAAATGCTTCTCCCCCTGTAGTAACAGTTGGATCTACTGCTTCTTTAAGTACAGGGGATACTGTTCTGGTTACTCAATCCACAGGTGCTCTTCAAATAGCTGGAATGCAGTTTACTATTCAAGTATTGAATGGAACTACTTTCAGTCTACGTTATATGGGAGCTCCAGGCTCTGTAGCTAGTGCGGCTATAATTCAAAAGGTGATGTATACTCCAGAGTTCTATCCTCAGAACCTATTCATCACTAATATCACTCAGGCTACATCAGCGGTGATCACTCTCTCTGTGACTCACAATCTTACGATTGGTCAGAGAGTAGTATTCAATATCCCTACTGCTTTTGGGATGGTGGAACTTAATGGTCTTCGTGGACAAATCACAGCCATAAATACTACCAATAATACAGTAACGGTTAATATTGATACTAGTGGATTCACAGCTTTCTCTTTCCCAGCTTCTGGGAGTATTCCATTTACCTTTGCTCAGATGATTCCATTTGGAGATGCACCTTTTACAGTTGCTAATCCACAAGGTAATCAATCTGTATTAGATGGAGCTACACGTAATCAATCAGTGCGTGGAGTTTTATTAGCAGCTGGGGCGCAAAGTCCAGCGGGTTCAGATGGAGATTTAATCTATTGGAAGGCTCTAAAGGCTTCTCAGGTTCAATCATAATTTGATACACGGGGAGGGAGTACATTTCTCCTTCCCCAAATTATAATAAGAGGAAATATGTCAAAAAATGAAGAAATTAGATCTTCCGCTCGTCCTATAGGAGAAGTGGTAAAAAAAATAGAATCTATGGGACCTATGGAAAAGAAAGAATTTTGCAGGACTTTATCTTTAGAGGAAAGAAAACAAGTAGTCAACTATATGAGGGATAGAGACTGTGAGACTGTAGATGTCATATTTAAATGTTATGAACCTATGGGCGGTATGGTAAAATGTACTATGATGCCCTATAAGCATATAGGAGGTACTTATGAATTCTGGGATGGTCAAAAGTATACCCTACCCATTTGTCTAGCTAAGAGATTCAATAATGAATTTCAAGGAGTAGGTACTTTTTATCCTACGCATTCTTATATCATGGATAAAGAAGGAAAACCGATTATTGGAGTATCTAAGAGGAACCATAGATTTGGAGCCATGTCTCCTTCATTGGCTTAAATAAATGATACAACAGTTGATTGTCTCAGACTTTGTTCCTAAAGCTAGACTCATTGCCAACGTGACAGTAGGTTTCCAAGCAGAAGTTACTACGACTCAGGAACATGGATATGAAAATGATCAAATTGTGAGATTGATTGTACCTAAGGTCTATGGGATGAATTTATATAATGAAGCAAAAGTCACTGTAACTAGTCCAACAACTTTCTTGACAGATGTTGATACTTCTAATCAATTTGCTTTTGTGTCTCCTACATTTATGGGAGATAATCCTTTTACCCAAGCACAGGTGGTTCCTATCACAGGTGTTGAAGATAATATTGCGAGGTAGGAAATGGCAACTCTTAAAGATATAAGACTTAAAGTAAGAAGAGTTACAAAATCTCCTTCCTCTAATCAGATCACTGATCAGCAGATTGATGACTATATAAATACTTTCTATATTTATGATTTCCCTGAACATCTTAGGACATTCAGTCTTCGTCAGAATTTAACCTTCATGCTAGAACCAAATATTGATACTTATGACTTCCCTGTAGGGAATCCCATCGACGTACCTAATACATCCATTGGAAGTGCGGTAACAAATATTTTCTCTGTGAATATATTCGATTTTCTAGGTATTGGTCCTAACATCAAGATTATCCCGGGTTCCATAGATATTCTAGTTAATAATCCCAATACGGCTACCTTTCAAGAGAATTTTCCCTATTCAGGACAATTGAGTGGGACTGGAAGTGGAACCAATGGGATAGTAGATTACTTTACAGGAAACCTAACCTTGTTCTTCTCCATAGCTATGGCAGGAAGTGGAGTAACCATATCTTTCCAATATTCTTATCCTGAATGGATAACAGTTCATCCCCCTCTGTATATAGCCGGTTACGAGTCTTACTATACACAATCTCAGTCAGAATTTTATAGGGTATATCCAATTATTAGAACCATCCAACAGATAGCTGTGGGAGATGGAACTTCAGGACCATATAATTTCATTTTACAAGCAATTCCTGTATTGAGGAATCAAGTTTCAATTGATTCTATAGATAGTACTTCAGGAGTAGGACAGTCTGTAAGAGATGATGGGTTAGGGAATTTAGTTGGAGATGGAACAGGTACTATAAATTATGTGAATGGTATAGGGACCGTGACCTTTCATACTGCTGTATCTGTCAATGCCTTCATAAATTCTCAGACCGTTCCTTATGTAGCTCAAAGGCCTGCATCAGCCTTATTTTTTGCAGATAAGTTTGTATTTCGTCCCGTACCGGATCAAGCATATCAAGTGCAGATAGAAGCTTATAAACGTCCTACTGCTTTAATGGCAGTGAATCAGATGCCAGAATTAGCAGAATGGTGGCAATATTTAGCGGTAGGGGCAGCTATGAAGATATTCGAAGATCGAGGGGATTTCCAGTCCATGCAAAATTATATGCCTGTTTTCAAAGAGTATCAGGCTTTAGTACTTAGAAGAACTATAGTTCAACAGACTAATGATAGGACACAGACAATTTATACTGAGATGACTCAGTATGGATTCGGAAATTTCGTAACACCTTTCTGATATAGGGGTGGAACAACTTTAGTAAATGTCAAGCAGCTTTACATAGGTAAGATATGCCAACTTATACTCCAAATATCCCACAACCTGGGGATATTCCAGCCTTCAGTCAGGATCAAATTCTTCAGAATTTCCAGTCTATAGATGATGGTACTAATGGTTTTGCTTGTAATCACGTTTCTCTTACGGACTCAACTTTATCTCAAAGGGGTAAACATAAATATATACAGATGCCACTTCAGTCTCCTAATGGTCCAGCCACCTCCACTTCAGAGGGAGCTATATATACCAAATCGGGAACTGGTGCTCAGCCTCAACTATTCTGGAGACCTCAAAGTACTCTAGCTAATGGGAATGAAGTACAAATGACAGGAGTGATTCCTTTAGTATCAGAACCTGGATATTCCTTCTTACCTGGAGGAATACTTATGCAATGGGGTATTGTGACAGGTCCTGGAAGTTTTACCTATTCTGGTTTAGGACTACTAAATTTCTCTACAGCTTTTGTGGTTCTACTTAGTCTGAGAACGGGAAGTCTACCTACTACCTCGCAAGGTTATTCTGTAGGTTCTTTTAGCACTACCGGATTTACAGTGAGTACCTTTAATCTTTCTGGAAGGGATTTCCATTTCATTTCCATAGGTGCCATCTGATGCAACCCCTTTTCATAGGTCCTTATGATTTGGGTACTCAGAAGAATTTAAAACCTTTCATGTTGCCTGAAAAAGCTTTCGAAAGTCTAGAAAATGCCTATGTATTTAGGGGAAGAATAAATAAGAAATTTGGGAATGCTACGCTGGGAAGATTACAAAGGGAATTAGTATCTATTTCACTAGGGAATATATCTTCTCCAGACGCAGGACCTTTCAGTTTTAATCTTTTTTCTTTAGCAGGACTCCCTACTTCTGGACAATTGGTTCCAGGAAATATAGAACCTATAGTGATCTCTATAGCGGGTGGAGTGAATCAAACACTTACTGATACCACAGGTACTGGAGTCATGGTGGTATCTCCTGCAGGTTTCATATCAGCCGCTACTATAAATTATGCTACAGGTGTGGTTACTATAACTTTCGGAGGAGCTTTAGGACCAACTCCGGCTACATTAAGTGCTTTTTACTATCCTGGACTTCCTGTTATGGGTCTGCGTTCTAGAGATTTGATAGAGAATGCTGTTGACACAAATCTTAGACAGACTATTGCTTTTGATACTACCTATTCCTATCGCTTTGTAGGATCCCAATGGGAAGAACTTCCTTCAATCATTCCTACCACTTGGACAGGTACCGATTATGACTTCTTCTGGACTACAAATTACTGGTTCGATCCTACTTCAGGTAAACCTCTTTTTTGGGCTACTAATTTCAACACAGTCACTCCAGATCCTATAAGATTCTATGATGATTCTACTTGGGTTGATTTTACTCCTAATTTAGATGACTCAGGTGAATTTCAACTTACAACATGTCTGATATTGATTCCTTACAAGGGAAGATTAGTAGCTCTAAATACTTATGAACAACAGACTTCAGCTGGACCTACCTATCAAGTATTTCCTCAGAGGGCTAGATGGTCTCAAGTAGGAGATCCTACAGATTCTGCAAATGGATGGAGATCAGATATTGTAGGGAGAGGGGGTTTTGTAGATGCACCAACGAATGAATATATCATATCTTGTGGGTTTATAAAAGATACCCTAGTAGTATATTTTGAAAAATCTACTTGGCAATTATCTTATACTGGAAATGAAGTTCTTCCCTTCATATGGCAGAGGATAAGTCAAGAACTAGGTTGCGAATCTACATTTAGTGTAGTCAACTTTGATAATGGGCTTATAGCAATGGGTAATGTAGGTTTACATACCTGTGACAGCTTGAATGTAGTAAGATTTGATGAAGTAATCCCAGATGTAGTCTATGAAATATCTAATGACAATGAAGGTACTTTTAGGGTCTACGGTGTAAGGGACTTCGTTTTAGAACTAGCCTACTTTACCTATCCTGATTTCTCCATAAGTTCTTTGGGATCTGCCCAACTGAAGTTTCCAAATAGGGTTCTGGTATATAATTATAGAAATAACACGTTCTCTTTCTTTAGAGAGAACTTCACATGTTATGGATATTTTCAACTTCTATTTTCGTATACCTGGGCAGACTTATTACCCAATACACCATTTTCTCCCTGGTCTTCCTGGTTACAGTCATGGAATAGTGGACTTTTACAGGCAAGAAATCCAGATATAGTAGCCGGAAATCAACAGGGTTTCGTAGTAAGGTTAACACCAAGAGATAGTAGAAATGCACCTACTCTTTCCATTTATGGACTTAGTGGTACCATCATAACTTCTATAGACCATAATCTATTATCTGGAGAGTTCGTATTTATAGATGGATGTTTAGGGTCTACCAATCTAAATGGAGGAGTATATAGGATCATATCAGTGCCCACTAAAGACACGTTCACCATAGGAACATCGGCTATAGGGACCTATATAGGAGGAGGTCAGATCACATTACTTAGTAACTTAAATATCTTGACAAAGATGTTTAATCCATTTTGGGGAGAAGGTAAAAGATACCGTCTAGTCAGAACTGAATTCTTATTCGATAAGACCAGTAATGGTGAAGTTTCCATTAACGTTTTTGTAGACATGGGAGATAACTATTCCGTCACTGATCCGTCTACAAATGAAGCTATTATGGGGAATTCTACTGTATTTACAAAACCTGAACCAGCGCTATATGGACCAGGTCAGATAGATCAAGAACAAATTTGGCATAGAATGTATTACTATACTGAAGGAGAAACTTTCCAGATAGAGGTGACTTTGAATGATGAACAGATGATAGATCTGAGTATCAGTGGAGAACAGATAACTCTTCATGGAATGATCTTACATTTTGATAAAGGTGGAGATTTCTTATGACATTCAATCTTGAGAACTCTCCCTTTGTTCCTACTACTAGAAATTTCAATGGTTCAGATGACCAGATTAGGATAATGTTAAATGCTTATTTGACAATTGTAGCTAATGCTGTCAATATAAGAGAAATATCTCAATATGACTTAATAGAGCTAATCAATGGTCAACAATTCTTCGATCCTACGGATGCCCAGAAGAAAAGATATTCCTTCAGAAAAGTATTTGAGTTCGATGATTCCGATTTGAACTTCCCTCATGGAATAACCGATATAACTATTTGTACTTATATAGGGGGAGGAGCAGTAACGGTAGCTGGTAATTTCATTCCTATTCCTTATGTTTCTGTAGTTCTAGCTAATCAGATCGAAATAGATGTGACTCCTACAAACATTATCATCACGAAAGGAGCAGGAGCTCCAGTGATAACTGATGGGATCATTATATTAGAATATTTAAAGAATTGAGGTAAATATGCCATCTTTGAAGGAAATGATCTTTGGAAAATCACCAAAAATAAAGCAGTTCCAGAATCTATCACCTTTTCAACAGAAATTTCAGAATCAACTTCTTTCGGGTGTTTCAGGTCTAACACCATCTATGTTTGATCTATTGGAACAGTTATTAAGTCAAGATGAAGAAGCCACATCGGATTATGAGGCACCAGCCCTAAGACAATTTCAAGAACAGATAATACCTTCCATATTGGAGAGATTTGCCGGAGCAGGTGCATTAAGTTCTTCAGGTTTAAACCAATCTTTAGCAAAAGCCGGGGAGAGCCTATCAGAAAAATTAGCGGCTCAAAGATCTGGTCTTCAACAGAATGCCTTACAAAGTCTGATGGGTCTAAGTCAAGTAGGTCTTCAGCAAAGAAGTACTCCTTACACCAAGCAGGGAAGTCAAGGTTTGATAGGAGCTCTAGCACCTGCTGCTGGAGGACTCGCAGGAGGATATCTAGCTAACAGATGGGGATTTTAATATGTTTACACTAGAGTCGAGAGAAAATCCTTTAGCTCAATTCGGTTATTCAGCTGCAAATACTCTTGTAGGTAGATATCTTCAAAATCAAGAGAGTGATCGTATAAACAAATCTATCCATGAAGCTTTTGAAGATATTTCTCCTGAAACATCCAGTTTAGATGTAGTAAGAAAATTAGCTGGTCTAAATGTACCTCAACAGTACAAGGATGCGCTTTTACATGGTTTTGGTCAGATTCAACAGCAGAAGGAATCTTCTAGAAAACAACTATCTTCTCAACAATCTGCTCTAGATCTAGAAAAAGAAAAACAGAAAGGTCGTAAAGAACTAGAAGAGAAGAAGGATATTCTAAAACAGAATAGGAATGAAAAACTACTATCTGGTCTAGGTATATCTCCTGAAGATACTTCTAGGAAACAGAGTAGTGACTCATTACAGAATATCAGCGATGACGAACTTGCTAAGATTGCTGTCCAAAATCCTCAATTGGCTCAGATATTAGAAAAGAGGAAGGAATCACAGATCCAAAGGAATCAGAGGCAAGAAGATATCCAAAGAAGGAAATTTGAGGCTGACAGAGCATTCGAGAGTAAACGTTCTGAACCTATATTAAAGAAAAATGATGAAATTAGAGCTAGTCTTCCCGTTAGAAATACTGCTAGAGAAGTAATGAAGAAGGCTATCCAATCGGGAAAAGTAGGAAGCCTTAAAGACTATTTAGCTGATGTAACAGGAATAGAACCTCTCAGAAGCAATGAAGGGTCTGTATTTAAAACAGCATCTAAGGAGTATTTCCTTCGTAATCTAGCTAGAGCAGGAGCTAGACCTAACCAATGGATAGAACAACAGATTGCAGATGCTCAAGCTAAATTCGGAAGAAATATGAGTTCAAACTTAAATACGATCGCCTTGATGGAATTTGAAGATGATATAGACGCTAAAAGAAGTGAATTAATAGATGATATTGCTTCTTCAATGCAATCTGAACAGGGTTATGTTTCAGGAGATGTATCAAAAATTGCAGATACTATGATGAAACCCTATGTAGAGCAGAGACAATCTGATTTAGCTTATGAAATGAGAAAAAATCAGGAACAGGAAGATCCTAAACTCATTACAGATCTTTCTAAAGTAACTTTAGGAACTCCATTGACAGTAGAAAAGGCACAATATCTTCTAGAAGAATTTGGAGATGATGCTATGTCAGTTGCAAAAAAATTAGGATATTCTCTTCCCAATGAGTCAACTTTAGGAAAGTACCCTCAATGAATGTATTCGATATAGCTAAACAGAGACTGGATAATAGATCTCAAAAACCTGAAGAAAGTACTCCTGAAACATATCAAGAAGAGCCTATTGTATTCAGGTCTGCACGTTCTAAGTTAGTTGATCAAAAAAAACCTAACTTAGGAAAAGAAGTACAGTCTTACGAAGGTGAAAATGACTTAGAAAGGGAAATAGAGAGAAATATATCTAGAACTACTTCAAGAGCTATAGAAAAAGGGTTAGGAGCTGCAGGGGATATACAACAGTTTGCGAAAAGCCTAATTGGTCTACCTATATTTGGTGCTCTACAACTACCCACTACAGAAAAGATTCGTGAAACAATAGGATCTTCAGAATACCTACAGCCAAAGAATGAATTTGAAGAGAAAGCTGATCAGTTCACTCAGGATGTCATCTCCCTTTCTCTTCCTGGATCTTCAAGTCATTCTCTACTTAGAAATGTTGGGATAGCTGTAGCAGGATCTTTAGGTAAGAAAGCAGCAAAAGAGCTGGGGGCTTCCCCTGAAACTCAGGAATTAACTAAACAAGGTCTAATGACTGTCTTAGACATCATGAATATCCGTAAGACCGAAGGGAAAGGGGGAGCAAAGAAATTTGCATCTAGTCTTTTCCAAGAAAGTGAAAGTTTGGTTCCTGAGGGTGCTAAGATAAATGCTGGAAAATATGCTTCCTCCCTAGAAAAATTGGAGAAGGATTTAAATAAGGGAGGAACTTCTCCTAAGGTGGAACCAGCCCTCAAAAAGATAAAGGAACTTAAAGACAAGATTCATGATGGAGAGATCACTGTAGATGAATTGGTATCTGCCAGGAAGAAAATAAATGATATTATAGAATCTGGAGGAGGATTTGAATATTCACCTCACCCTAAAGTTAAGAAACAAGCTTTACATCATCTTAGGGAAGTAAAATCTAAGGTAATAGACGCGTTGGATGAGTATGGGAAAATGAATCCAGAATTTGGAAATATGAATAAGTCAGCCAACGAAGCGTATGCAGCCTATTCAGCAAGTAATTCCATCACTAACTTCCTAAAGAGAAATTTTGGAGATAAAATTTCTGATGCTGCTACCAAAGTAGCCTTAGGATTAGCATCTCCGGGAGCCATAGCGGGTGCAAAATTTTTCCCTCTAACTACAGTAGCTGCTGCCTCAGCCACTCCAGTGTATCTAACTACTAAGATTCTACGTAGGATCTCTGGCAGTCCTACTCTAAGAAAGTATTATGGAAATATACTTAGGTACTCTCTACAGGAGAATATACCCTTAGTAGATGATAGTATTAAAAAGTTTCAGAAGGAGATGAGGAAAGAGGAAAAGTCACATACAGAAAGAGTATCAAGCCTCCGTAGCCAAGCAAAAGATGAAAGACAACGCACAAAAAACCAATAAACTGCTTAACATATTATTTCCTATCCTTATTTTTTTCTTCTATAGCGCATAGACGTCCGTGGAAGTCTTTTATCTCTTCTTGAATAGCATCTATTTTAGCATCCATGTGTTTCCAATCTGATCTAGATTCGGAACGGAACCATAATATAAGAGTAGCATTGGCCAAGAAAAGTGATATGATCTGAACCCAACTTTCGGTCATGGTCTATTTCCTTTCTCTGTATCTTTCTTCGATAGAACATAGTCTTCCATGGAAGTCCTTCATTTCTTGACTTATAGCCCTGATATCTTGTCTTGAAGATTCACTGATGGCTCTTATTTCTTCTCTCATACCATTATGAAGTGAGATAGATACTCCAAAGAATGTCAACATAATGATTAAATTTGAACCTACTATAGTGAGAACCTGTATCCAACTTTCGTTCATTGTGTTTTCCTATTTTTATATAGATCTCTAATCTCTTTCTGAACTTCACAATACATTTCATAAAGTCTGTCAGTCCTACTAGATTGTCTCTCTATTTTTCCATCTAGAAGATAGAAACTACCCAATATTGTGATTAGCAAGACGATAAATTCAGCGTGTCCTATCCATTCATTCATATATTTTCCTATTTGTATTTTGAGGGACACTCTTCATTCTGACATTTAATTCCTATAGGCCAATTTTGATGGCAATAAGGACACTTCCAGGTCCTCTTATATTCCATAGTAGGACTATCTTTGCAGGACTTAAGGATATTGCATTCTAATGTATAGGTACCTGTGTAGTCTTTGAATATGGAATCCGTTTCTATCCATGTATTATTTCCTATATGTATTAGAAATTTCTCTTGATTAATGTCTAGTTCTTCCATATCTATATATATCCTATCGGATCTAGTGGATGAATATACAGAATTAGATATGATAAATATCATCATGTACATAGTATATGTTCTAAATGACATAACTGCCTCTTGAAAGTATAAGTTTATCACTTATTTCTCATAAATAACATACGTTTCTATACACATCATATTTGTTTGCTTTTTTTTATGGAACATAAAAGAAATTTAGTGTAAAAAAATTATTTATGTTCCATTATGACCAAGACCACTTCAGGAGATATATATGAGCCAGCAAGTCACACCAGGCAATAATCCTCTGGCCTATGTAGGAGCCCCACTGGCTACTCAAGAAATAGAGGGTGTAATAGAAATTGCTACGATTGCCGAAACTGTTGCTGGATTAAATGATACAAAAGCAGTGACCCCTTTGGGATTAGCAGCTGTTGCAATTGCTGGAGCACCCGATGCAAGTACTAGTCAGAAAGGTATTATAGAAATAGCTACTAATGGAGAAGCGGTTTCTGGATCAGCCAATAATCTTGCAATAGTCCCCAGTAACCTATCGGCTATATTTGCTTCTCCTCCTCCTATAGGTAGTGGTACTGCTAATAGTGGTACATTCACAACACTAACTGCGACTGATTTCGTTCTTACAAATCCCATTAGTGTACCCGAAGGTGGAACTGGTCTATCTACTATTACTGATCACGGGGTGATGCTGGGTTCTGGTACAGGTGCTGTGACTCCTACAGCAGTTGGATCTACCAACCAAATATTCATTGGTCAGAGTGGAGCAGATCCCATATGGTCAAACAATATAGATGTTCAAGGGACCTTGGATGTGACTGGTGCGTCTACTTTTGACGATGTAGCTATATTTAATGGCGCAGTTACCATAAATGCCGGTCTTACTATTGATTCTCTCACTATAGATGATGTTACAATTGATGCAGACACTATCTCTTCATCCTCTTCATTGGATATCGATGCTACAGGAGCCTTAGCTCTAAATTCCTCAGGTGGGGCTATCAATGTAGGGAATGATGCGGTTGCTCAAGCTATCAATATTGGAACTGGAGCCGCTGCTCGTACTATAACTGTAGGAAATGGTACAGGTGCTACAAGTCTAGTTCTAAATTCAGGAACTGGAGCAATCAATGTAGGAACCAATGCAGTTGCTCATATTGTGACTATCGGTAACGTGACAGGTGCTACTGCTGTAAATATAAACGCTGGCTCAGGTGGATCAGCTATTACAACCACTAATTCTACTTTAGGGTTGATTTCAGGAACTGGTGCAATAAACATCGGTGCAGATGCGGCTGCCAAGACTATCACAATAGGAAATGTCACCGGAGCTACAGCCGTCAACATCAATACAGGTTCGGGTGGTTCTACTATCACCACTACCAACTCTACACTTGCTTTGGTTTCAGGAACAGGAGCCATAAATATAGGTACTGATGCAGCTGCTAAGACAGTTACAGTAGGTTCTACCACCACTACGGCCGCAACAGTCATTCAGTCTGGTACCGGAGACGTTACTGTTACGTCTACTGATGCGGTGACTATAGATTCTGTGGGAGTTTTAGAGTTGAACTCTTCTGCAGGAGCCATAGGAATAGGTAATGATGCAGTAGCACAATCCATAAACATCGGTACAGGTGCAGCTGCAAGGACAATCACTATTGGTAATGTGACAGGTGCCAGTGGGCTTGTAGAACGTGTAGGGACTGGGAACTTCTCATTAGATGGAGTAGCTGCTTCTACATATTCTATAGGAGCTTCTACCACTACAGGTACTATCACCATAGGAGGGACAGCTGAGACTGGAACTATTACTCTTGGAAGTTCCTCTGGAACTAATATAGTAGCAATAGGAGCTGGTACTGGTGCCACTACTGTCAATATAGCTAACGGAGCTACCAATGCTAAAGCCGTTAATATCGCTACGGGTGCAGTTGCTAATACAGTAACTATTGGTTCTACAAGTGGAGCTGCAGCCACTGTTATCAATTCAGGAACGGGATTAGTGACTGTAACAGGAAAATTAGCTCTTAATACCTCTGGAGGTCCTCAATTACTAGCTGGTTCTGGATCACCAAATGGTGTAGTGACAGCTCCTCAAGGATCGCTTTGGATGAGGACCGACGGTTCCAGCACCTCTACTAGAGCTTATGTTAACACTGATGGAAGTACGACTTGGACTAACTTCACTACGGCCGCATAATTAGGTAATATAATATGGCATATGGTGTACGTATCTTAGCGGAAGCGCTAAGAAGTATAGATACTTCTACCTTGACAGGGATTTATCAACCTATTGGTGGTCCTACTCAACATCAGACATGCTTAGCTAAATTTGTTAACACCTCTACTCAACTCATCACTATTTCGTGGGATGGAGGAACTGATCAGGATATTCTTCCCGGCAATAGCTTTGTACTATATGACGTCACATCGGATGCCGGTCTAGCAGATGGATTATATATTTCCAAGAATACTCAATTCTATGTTAAGGGAGCAGCTGGATCTGGTTCTGTCTATTTGACAATACTGTATCCTATAGGTTCCTAATGTCTCAGGCTGGAATAGTAAATACTTCATCAGGTCCTGTTCCTCCAACAGTGGCTACTTCATATGTTACTGATAACGGCACTGCCATCCCAGCCTCCAATGTACTAAATGTAAATGGTTCTAATGGAATTGTCACCTCTGCTAATCCTAACCTAAGCAATAATCTAGTCATCTCCTTACAGAATACCCAAGTAGATACAGGTCAGACGATAGGGTTACAGACTATAAATTTAAGTACTATCCCACTAGGAGCAGCTGGAACTTATTTCTTTGAAAGTCGTTTAGCCGCCTATACTTCATCCGGTCCTTTAGGAGGTGGTTTCAGTACTTATACCACTCTAAGATCTGATGGATCTTCTGCAACATTGATAGGTGATACAGATGCTATAGAACATATGGAGGGAGCTCTTATAGGAGTAGTTATTGAAATGGTTCCTTCCGGAAATAATGCAGTGCTTCAGGTTACCGGAGTAACAGGATTAACTATCGATTGGGGAGCTATTTCCGTATACGTCTATAGAGGTTAAAAGTGAGTGGATTTACCAATGATATCGTAGTAGCTGAAAACGTAGACTTCAGTGGAGGACATCCAGTCACTGGAAAAGTCACCTCTAATGGACAACTTCTTATAGGAGCCACAGTAGCTCCAAACATAAGAGTAGGTAACTTACATTCTTCCGATGGATCTATTACCATAACGAATGGTCCAGGAACTATAGATATAATCACAAGTGGTGCTTCTGTTGTTGAAACATTAACACCTGATGAGGGTGGAATTATATCTCCTATAGGTGGGAATATAAATGTTTTTGGTCAGCCTTCTCTGACCTCAAAAGTCATGACTACTTCTCAGAGTCCTGACGGGACAATGAATGTAGAAAATAGGGTTTATACTACTAGATATGTTGTAGATGGTTCTTCGACTGCTGGTTTAAGAGGAACCTACACCACTGTACAAGCAGCAATAAATCAAGCAGTAGCTGATGGAGCCACCGTTGAGGATACGTTTACTATCTATATAAGGAATGGAGTATACGTAGAGAATCCAGTACTACCAAATAATGCTTCTCTATGTTTTATAGGGGAAAATAATCTAGCAGCTGAAGTTTCAGGTACTTGGACTTTCGGATCAAATTGTACTTTCGAAGCTTCTTTTTTACATTTCTCTTCTGGTAGTTCCACATATGCTTTAGTTCTACCAACCATAACAGCCTATTTTTATGATTGTATATTTTCAGGAGCAGATAACACTGCTGGAGGAATACACACTACAGGCAATGTAGACTCAATAAAGATATTCAATTGCTACTTTCCTGTAGGACTAAATCTTTTCGAGGGATCATCAGGAGCCGGTAGGGCTCAGATGCAAGGCTGTGAACTTCAATGTAATTTTGATGGTTTCATCATAGGTGGAACCGCAGAATTAGAGATGCGTTCCTGCACTTCAAATAATATAACCCTAGCTGATACTGGTAAACTTAGACTTTTCTGTAGTACTATAACTGCAGCAGATGTGGGTCCAGGATGTATTAGAGGAACGAGTTCAGGAATTCAAGAGGTATTTTCTAATACCTTCTATCCTGATGCTGGAGTAGGAATTTCAGCCACATCTACTTTCTTATGGGGAGGGAATGTATCAAAAGATCTACCTCTATGTGATGGAGCACCTACTTTAACATATCAACAGAGCCAACAAGGTAACGTAGTAGGGGTTCGTCTACCAGCTGGTGATGCTACCATAAATATAAATGATAATTTCTTAGGAGTAGATACAAGTGCTCCTAGAACTATAACTATGATTCATACTCCCATAGTAGGTGAAACCTATACCATAGCAGATGTCACGGGTGGGGCCGGATCTAATACTATCACCATAGTTGGAAACGGGAGTAACATCGACGGCGCTGTTACTTTTCCCATTTCTTCAGCCTATGGATCGGTGACTTTAATCTTCACTGGAACTATATGGAAGGTGATTTAAATGGCTTATAATACTCCTGATCTTATAGCTGGAACAGGGATTTCTCTAGTAGATTCTACAGGAACTGTCACAGTCAACTCTGTAGGATCTGGACTTACTTGGACAGTTATTACTGGAGCTTCTCAAGCAATGACGTCTAATCATGGGTATATTGCTAATAGGGCAGGAACTGTTGCTTTCACATTACCGACCACAAGCGCGATAGGTGATACTATAGCTGTGACAGGAATAAATACAACTACTGGGTGGACAATAAGTTACACTACTAATCAGCAAATATTCTTTGGTACTTCTAGTGCCACATTGTCTTCTGGATCTTTAGCATCTACAAATATAAGAGACACTGTTTTTCTGATATGTGTGACTGCTAATCTGACTTGGAACGTATTCTCTTCAATAGGAAATATAACGGTGGCATAATGGCAACTAATAACTCTTCAAATATACCTACAGCAAATTCTGGAACTATACTACGTGGTCAAGGTATAGGAACCAATTCTGCTTTTTCTACTGCTACTTATCCTGATAGCACTGTACAAGGAGATCTCTTGATCTCTAGTACTTCAAACACATTGACATCCTTAGCTAAGAATACAACTTCTACCCGTTACCTTGCTAATACAGGCACTAGTAATAATCCTGCATGGGACCAAGTAAATTTGACCAATGGTATCACAGGAGTTCTCCCCATTGCCAATGGAGGAACTAATTCTTCCAGTATGACCACTAGTAGTGGTATTATCACATATAATGGTAGCTCATTGGTTACTTCCACTGCGACGATAGATTCTTCAAATAGATATACGAATTCCTCTCAGCCCATAGCTATCATTGAGTTTGGAAGTACCGTTAATAATGTTACTGGTGATGGAACAGTATATACCATAAAATTCGATACTGCTGAATTGAATGTAGGTAACTCTTATACTACGAGTACGGGTGTATTCACTGCCCCTATAGCTGGAAGATATTTATTTAGTTATTCAGTCACCGTTACAAATGTAACAGTTCTTCACACTAGTGGAAACTGTATTTTCGTTTCTTCAGCATTTACAGGGGCCAATAACTCTAATAACCCAGGTGCTATATTCAATCCTGTGTCTAACTTACTTACCTATACATTCTCGAGAATATGGACTACCAATGCAAATAGTACCTTCAGCGTAACCATTACTATCTCAGGAAGTACCAAGACAGTAGGAGTAAAGGGATTAGATGCAGGGGGATCCTATACTAGTTTGAGTATAGCTCTCCTAGACTGAGTCTATGTTGCAAGATATTTCTCAATGTTTGATAGCTGATTTTGGATAGCTAGAATTTCTATCTTTATATCGCTGATCTCCTTGGCTAGATTGGAATGTCTTTTGAACATTCCCTTCCTTAGATTGTCTATCGAATTTCTTAGGATTATTATTTCTTCCTTCAGAGTTTGGCTTTCGGTTTTTGGGAAAAACTCTAATTCTAGCTGGATCGCGTGCTGCACGAGGTGCCTCCGTTTTTATTACGTTATCTTTAAATAATCCAACCACTTTCCTCAGAAAGTACATTTTCTGATCTGGATTGGTAAATTCTATTACTGGATATTTGACTTTTTGATTGGTATGCTTATCCACCGAATATTGGCAAGGGAGTTGCGCCATCCAATCTTTACTACTTTTGAATATATATATTCCCCTAAACTCCATGCATAGTTCCACGACACGTACATGAATGGTACCTGCTTGTAAAGATCTATTACGTGCCCATTTTAGGGGATAGAAAGCGACAAACTGGATATTCATAGCGTTCCTAAGTTATATAATGAGAAACAAGTATTATGATTAATGTCACGTATATATAGGTATACTCAAAATCAGATATACTTTTTCTTTCCATTCTCTCTTTATCTATTTGTAGCTCTTCTTGATATAACCAATCATTTATCATACCTTGTCTATCCTCCATGTTTCTACGGGACTCTTACGGAAGTCCTCCAGATTCAAGACTTTTAGTTCTGGTATCCTAGAATAATCGATGTTGCCCTTCCTGATATATTTTGATATCTTTATATCTTTACCGATGCAATTCCTATATCCGGACATTTCTATGAGTCTTTTCCTTAAGTTTTCCTCCTTCTGTTGAAGGGATTGAATATCGAATTTAACTTTAAGATATTCTTTAGAGATATCGGTCCACTCCTGATGATCCATATATTGATAATCCTTAATGGTTAAGGAAGGAGGTTCTAGATCAACGAGACATTTAAAAAATTCCCTTTCTTTTTGAAGCAGTGATTCCTCATACTCACGACATCTATAAATCTCTAAAAGTTTACAATTTTTATGAGTATAACTGAAGTAAAATGCCATATCCAAGTCACATACAATCATTTGATGCTGTAGCTGGGGAAAATATTTTTCCGGAATTTCTCCGTCCATAGCACATTCATGATCCAATTTCCCAGGACATTTGATCTCCACTATCCTTTTATGCTCTATATCTATTCCATCTAGAGAAGCGATCATCCAATCGTATTCAGCATGAATCATGACTTTTTGGAACACAGGAATTTCTGTTAGCTTTTCGAAAGCTATACGAGCCTCCTGTTCCATCTGAATTCCTCTCTGCATCGCTTCAGTGGTAGGCTGTTCATAGAATCCCATCTTCTCTTCCCAAAGTTGAAAGGGAGTCTTCCATGGAGATTTACACATGATAACCGGAGCGTCTGAAGCTCCGATTTTAGATTTCCTCATCTTCTTCCATTCGATGGTATTTTGGATCATGAGGCTACCTCTTCAAGTGATTCCTTAGATTTGAGTTTGCACTGATATTCTTCCCTTTTTCTCAAAGCAGATGTTAATACCCTTTCATAAAATTCCACGGGTAGATCATTTATTGATTCTGCATTTATAGGCGCTCTCTGAATGAATTTCATAACCTGAGATTGATATTCTGTAGAACATTCACTCAATATAGAGATTATCTCAGAGGCCTGTTCTTCACAGATAATATTTCTTATAGATTCTATGGTTGATACGCTATCAGAGATCTGATTGGACGGACTTGATTTAATCTCTATCAGCTCATCTAAGGTATATCCTGCTCCCTTGATAACATCAGGAAATAATTGACGAGCCAACATGGACATAGCCCTATTGTAGAGCATTATGCTGGGATATTTATCATACATATTCTTAGCCAATCCAGCTCTTCTAGCATCTTCCATAGAAAATGAGACAGTCCATGTATCGGCGTTGTCTACCCTTTTTCCATGTAAGATACAGACACTATTATCAGATTTCTGATCCTTCACTATGCTGTGTCCCTTCTGTCTTATCAGAGAAGCCATCATTTCAGAAGACATTCCTACTTTACCCTGAAGATAATAGAGACCTCCATTCAAGGCCTCTAGGGCGTTTATATTCAATGATTTTGCCTTCTGTACTATGGCAAATACGCCTGCTTCTCCTAGGTTTTGATAATGCTTTGTTTTCAAAAGACTTTGACACATACGCTGCATAGTTTCCACATCCCTTAGGATAGTCTCTAGGGAATTATCTTCTTTCACTGTTATGGCATTGCTATTCATGAGTTATCCTATGAGTAAATCTTGGAAAGTTCTAGTCCTAAACTGAAAATATCATGTCTATTATCAACATTTCTTTTTACTGTGATTTTACTTCTTAGAATATCATCAGATATACCAAATTCATCACATAAACATGCGAAATTATGAAGCAACAGATCAGTGTCCAATATAGAATTGGATTCGTAAAGTTCTTCTAGAATAAGGTGCAAAGAAGTCTTTGCACATTTATGTGAAGGCAATTCTATAGCAGGATATTCAATTTTATCCTCATTCTGCCAAGCACAAAATTCTTGATCTTCAAAAAAGTTGATAGTCATTTTTCATTTCCCTCGTCGTTATAGAACGATATGCTCTATGACATTCGTTCGTGATAACCAGAATATAACACGGTGTTGCATTTTTTGTAAACATTTACACGTGCATTGACGTATAATGGCCGCTCAAATACACTTAAATGGCATAAATGCATTAATAATCATTTTTTGGGGTTCTTATGGATCTGTTCGAATATTTTGAAATGAAAAAAAGAGAGATGATAAATATATCAGAGTTGGCCAAGAACATAGGGTGTAACAGAAGTTACCTTAGTTTAGTAGCCTCCAGGAAGACCATACCTAGTTATGAACTATGTGAAGCCATCGAGATACATACCAAAGGCGTTATAAACGCTATGGATCAGTTCAAGAATAGTCGTCAGGTAGTGAGAAGAGAAAAAGAAAAGAAGATGAAGCTGGAAGGGATTCCTGTTCAATTTAAAAGTAGCAGGAGGTTGGGAAAGACGAAATCTAAGCACAAAGAATTTTCCGAGGCCTCGAACCAAACTGCTAAGACCGAAAATTAGTACGAGTAGACCACAAGGAAAATTCTTCTGGAAGAAAAATTCAAAAAAGTATTGACTGCACGTATAAACATTGAAGAAAAAAAAAGACCCCGGTCTAGCCGGGGCGAATACGACGAACTTTGAATAGTAAAAACAGTACACTAATTCAAAGACTTTTTTAATGAGATTAAGATGATCATTCACCATTTCCCTAAGGGAGACAGATACTTTGATCCCCCTTTTGAAACTTAGTCCAAAACCATTTTATGAAAAACGGATTTTAGAAACTTAGTCCAAAACCATTAACGAACTTTTGAAATTGAATCCAAAAACCATTAACGAACTCTGGAAAATTAGTCCCAAAAAAGACTTTTTATCCCTAAACCATTTTATGAAAAACGGAAAGTGAACAAAGAAGATCTTTTTTATTTCATTTATGTCAATGAACCATACCTGAATTCAGTATGTCATGGACTTTGTACACCGCCTTTTACTTTTTCAAAGTTTTTTAATGAAATTAGAGTGGTAACTGAAAATATCAATACCACGATATGGATTTTACAGGATGATACGCTATTTAGTCAACTGGATTGTTCAAGAAATTTTGAAGAATTCGACTTCTCTTATAGAAAGCATGAACGTCCTTTCCGTTGTAGAAAAGGACGTTCATCCAGTTTGTCTGAAGAACAGTGCAGTTATCTTACAAGTTCCCAGACCATAAAAAAATATTTACCATCTCAAACGATAAAGGAATCTATCAATGAATAGATCTCACTCGATCATAGCAGAAGTCCTATCAGCCCAAGACAACAAATATTTCCTCATAGAAGAACTGGTCATAAAGTTCGGATATAATGGAGCAGCTCTCCTAGGATTCCTCCTGAATCGCTATTTCTACTATGCCAGAAACGACCAGCTATTCGAGCACTCAGTATACGGCAATGACTGGTTTTATCTCAAGATCGCAGATGGTGAAAGATTAATCCATTTAAGCCGAGAAGAGCAGGATCTTTGCCTTCGAAAGTTCAAAAATCTGGGACTTTTGGAGGTCAAAACTATGGGTCTTCCGTCCAAAAGATACTTCCGTTTGAACTTAGATAAAATAGCTGAAATTTTCTGCTCACAAGAGGTTGTGGCTAG